GACGAAGACGGTGCACATGTGGCTCATGTCGTCGTCGACCATTTGCTTCGGCACCTTGAGTCGGTACTGCAGCAGCTGGCCCATGCGGAACGAGTCGCAGTAGCCGATCAGATACTCACCAACGGTGAACACTTTCGGCTCGGTGTAGCGAGTGATGCGTGTGTCTTCGACTGCAGCGGCGTCGCCGCCGATGATGACGGTGCCGTCATGCTCGAGGCCGACGATGCAGGTCACGACTCACGCTTCCAGAGGTAGGCGTTGCGAAGGTGCACGACCATCCACACGCAGGCGAGGACGGTGAAGGCGGGCAGCGGTTGAGGTCCGAGCGTTGAGTAGGCGAGAAAAGGCACGCCGGTCAGTGATGCGGTCAGGCACCAGCCCCACCAGATGCGACGCTCGATGACGAGCGCGTAGACGCCGAGGCCAACCAGATCGCAGGCGAGAATCAGCCATGACCAGACCTGCTCACTCATCGTCGAGTTCGTCGAGGAAGGCAACCAGCGACTCGTCCATTGCCTCGTCGCTGGCGTCAGACCAGACGGCGTAGAGACAGTCGGCGTAGCCGGCGAGGTCGACGATTGAGTCACGCACCATGTCGGCGGTGAACTGCTGATTGAGTGCGTTGCCGATGCGTGAGAGCTTGACTGCAATCATGAAAGCGACTGCCTCAGGCACGCTGAGGGTGACGCCAGTGATGGCTTCAAAGATCTCGGCTGTCCGGGAGTAGTCCACGCTTGGGTGGTGGTACAGCGCACCTCTCGGGCCGTGGACAAGTGCGTTGGCTTCGGCGGTGACTGAGTCCCAGAGTGGTCCCGGTTGAGTGTCCACGATTGCCTCCCTGCAGGCGGTGGTCAGTAGATGGTTTGTGTGAACTTGGCGAGGCTGACGCCTTCGTAGCGGCGGCACAGTGAATCGAGGCTGATGGTTTCAATGTCAGCCATGCCGTCGTGCACGTTGCGCAGCAGGAGAATGCCGCGCCACTCTTCAGCCTGTGGCCCGCGATAGTCAGCGGGCGATCGTCCGATGTAGCAAGCGCCAGCGACAAGGCCCATCTGTGGCTTGCCCATGACATAGCGACATCCCCACTGCAGAACCTGTTGGTGGCCCTGCACGAACGATGCGCCGATTGACTTCAGGCGCGTCTCGATGTTGCCGCCGATCGGTCGCCCGTTGCCCTGGTTGTAGAAATAGTGCGAGTAGTGGAGACCGTCGAGCTCGACAACCTTGAGGAAGTCGTGAACGGTCCAGCCTGCTTCGGCGTAGCCGAGGTCATCGGTGGAGATGACGCCTTCAAGCTCTGCCATTGAGTCGACGGTCTTGTTGATTCGGTACTCGTGATTGCCAAGCGTAAGGTGCATCGCTGGCCGGTACTTCTTGTCCTTGATGGCAACGGCTTTGCGATTGAACTTGGCCAGCGGAGCCATGAGCACATCCATCGCAGCGCGAGTTGCTTCAAAGTCAGCAGCCAGACGACGACCCTCGAATTGCCGCTTGCCTTTGTCGAATGAGCTCAGCGAATTGAGGTCTGAGAAGTCGCCGAGGCACACAGCCACGTCGATCTCTTTGCGATGCTCGATCCAGTATTGGCCGATCCAGCCGAGATGGTCGGTGACGTAGTCATCATTCGCTTGCACTTGGCAATCAGGAATGACTAGGTGCGTGCGCGTTGAATCAGACATGCAGTCGCCCGTCTGTTGAGGGAAAGAACTACCAGCGACGCTTGCCGCGATGATGCACAGCCTCATGACGGTGCAGCTCGTCGGTGACAGCGTCGAAGCGTGCGTCAACCTTGGCGTCGACGGCACGAACATCGCCGCCGATCTGCTTCACGTCGCCGATCAACTCGTCAAAGCGTTCGTTGTTTGAGCGCAGATTTTGGTCGTGCTGGTCACGGTTCTCGGTGCGCAGCTTCACGATCTGCACCACAAGTGTGGTGATCGCACCGAGCACCAGTGTGATGCCGGTGAGGATTGCGACCCACTCGGCAGCGCCGAAGCCAGGACCGTCGCTGATGGCCGTCGAGGCTTGGGCGAGCATGGCGAGTTACTTCTTGGAAGCGTTGATTGAAGGCACGAGACCGAAGTTGCCGAGGATGGCAGGGTCAACGTCGCCGATCATTGTGATGCCAGCCTGAACTGCTGAGGCATACGCCGCAGCGTCAAGGTGCACCGCAATGTTTCCTGGCTGGGTGATTCGATAGACCGCACCATCACGGGGATCACGAATGAGAGCGTCTTTCACGTCGTCCTCCTCAGGACTTGGAGTTGGTTGGCCGACGATCGCTTCGACAAGAAGCTGATCAAGAGCTGCACGATCGGGATGGCGTGACCAGGCGTCTGAGCGATCCCAGGGCTGGACATCGCCGTGGCAGAACAGGCCGGCACGGTTCAGTGCGTCGGTGCCGATCCATTGAGCGTTTGCTGCGAGATCAATTCCGAGGAATACCCACAGCGCACGAATGGCTTCGCCTGCTCGAGCGATCATTGCCTGAGTGTTGGCATCGTCAGGGCTGAGATCAGCGCTGCGACCGGCGAGACAGATGTGCCAGGTGCGCGAGTTGTAGCCAGAAGCGGCGACGCTGAAGGTTGTGTAGTCCGGCGGGACTAGCACGACAGTTTCTTCACTGTCGACGATGCAGGCATAGGAGCCGGGATCGCTGCGTCGAGCAATAAAGCCGGCAAGGTTGCGTGCCGTTCCTGGTCCGGTTGGACCCTCAGAGGTGTGCACGCCGATCGCATAGGTCGGCGTTGCGTTCCTTGAAGGATAGAACTGCGGCGACCGTGGTGGATTGTCAAGCAGGTAATAGCCCATTAGGCCGGTGCCCCTGACGGGCCAACATCTTCTACCATGATCCAACGCGGGTTTGCTGAATTAGCAAAGTCTGTGATTGCAGTATTGGTTGGGGATGCAGCATGGAATGCAGCAATTGTGATTGACGCTGTTGCGGTTGTTGTGTGGACAGATTGGAAGACGAATGTCTCACTCAGGCTTGTGTTGAGTGTGATTTTGCCACCACCGGACGCGCCTGCACCATTCACAAAATGATTTATTGCAAGACCGTTGGCACCACCATTGGCATAATGACCATGTGAAGATGTGACGCGCAAGATGCGACGGTTCACAGCATTGAATGTCAGGGTGAGATCAGTTGTTTGGAAGGTGGTGTGTGGTGCAGTTGTTGCCTTTGATGTAGTCAAGCGGAGATAGCCCATCACGCCCCAGGGTGCGTTCCACCCTGGACCCTTACGCCAGGAGGTTCCGTTGTAGGTGTAGAGACCCTCATCGGAATCGTTGCTGCCGATGTAGGCAACCATGCCGTCTTCGGGCGCAGTGATCGCTGCGTCGCGTGCAGCGGTCGTCGCAAAGAACATCACCGACTGCTCCATCAGGTAGTTGTTCATGTCTGCCGACGTAAGCACCGATGCAGCTGTGAATGGTTTGTAGCCAGAACCCATGAGAGTCTCCTAGTGTCCGTGAAGTTGGGGGTGTTGATTAGGCGGGTGCGCCGGCAGGGCCGATGTCTTCGATCACCAACGTCGAGCCAGCAATTACGTCAACGCTGCCGCCGCCAGTGTTCTTGCGAATTGTTAGCCCTCTTGTCATTGCTCCAGCAGTGGTTGCAAAAGTGATGCTGTGGCTGTTTTGTCTTGGAGCAGTGTTTGCATACTGGTATTCCGAGATCTGCCTGCCGATGCCGGTACCAGCTGCAGTGCCAATGCCAAAGTCGATCGCGCCCACAAGAGTGTTGTTACCCCACGCAAAGTCAACGGTTGCTTTGTATCGACGATTAGCGATGACGCCGGTTCCGTTCCATTGGAACGCTGGAAAGCCCCAAGAGGTTGCTGCGTATGAGACATCTGCAGCCAGCGACGTGACTGATACAACACCCCACGGTGCATTCCAGCCTGGACCCTTGCGCCAGCCGCTGCCGTTGTAGGTGTAGAGACCCTCGTTGGCATCGTTGCTTCCGATGTAGACAGTCATGCCGTCTTCGGGCGAAGTGATGGCGGTGTCGCGTGCTGTCGTGTTGGCGAAATACATCACCGTCTGCTCTTGGCAGAAGTTGTTGAGATCGCTGGCGGTGAGCACAGCGCCTGATGTGAAGACTTTGTAGCCAGAACCCATTGCGGTGATCTCCTGCTAGTAGGCGAGCTTGTTTTGATCCAAGACGCCGAG